CCTCAGTCTCTGTAAGTACCATGCTGCCTTGTCTATGTCTTCCAAGCCATTTTTATATTCACATCTCCAGAGATATTTTAGTACGTTAGCTGCATGAGGAGCTATACTACCTGACATGTTTTCTGTCATGGCTTCTATAGCATCAATGCATTCGATACCAGCATGATTGTAATGCACTGGATTGTTTACTGGATCATGTTTATCTGTCATGATAATTCTAATAATTCTGCTTCAGTGTAGGGTATGTGATAGAAAGTCTCAGACTCATGTACCCTAGCAAAGTCTGGTTTACGCATAGTGTTATCTGTCATCTGTGTAGCTTTAACCTTCCATGCCTTGTCATACTCAAAGTTAAAAACATAAAAGAAAAGATTTTCTATCTCGTCTTTATATTTTTCTATAAGTCTTTTCTTTCTACCTGGTATCCTAAGCTCTTTCCAAGAGAAAGGCCAACCACTTTCAGGAGTAACTTTGTATTTCTTTTTCTTTAGATAGTCCTTCCCCCACTGTGCTTTACGTTCTACTTCATGATAGTATGTAACCCCACCTTTTTGAGATACAATATCAGCATAATAGTTTTCGTGTGATGAAACAATCTCATGTCCCTTTGATTTAAGTATCTTTATTAAGGCTTTCTTTGACGGTGCATCAACTTCATCATACACATTCTTTTGAAACGGTCTAACGTAAGGTTTCATTTACTAGGCTCCTATGTCCACTACTTCACAAATATCACCAGTACATGCCAACGTCTGGCTAGACTTAGTTGTATCTTCCTCCTCATAACTTGAGAGTTTACTCCAGTCAATAGTCTTTGGCATAGAATTAAATAATGTTGTATAATTGTCCTTGTCAATCTCTTGGTATGGTGCTTGCTGATAAGTATGCTCATGGTAAGGTAAGAAAGATACACCAGACATTTCATCAAAATGTTTGTGTACAAATGCACCTACCTCAAACCATTCATCAGGTTTTACATTAACAGTAATACTTGGTTTATGCTCACACCAATGTCTTTGGTATGTAAGCCAGGTTTCTAATTGTTCAATGGCTGACAAATCAGAAGTAACTACTGCATGATTGGGAGCCTTAACAGGAAAACTAAATACTGTTGTTGAGTCAGGTTTCGTCACATCAGGCTCATTTGGTATACCTTGATCTTTCATGAAGGTAGTAAGTGGATCTTTGTTGTCACCCCTAACGGTTCTAATGTAATATCGTGCATAACGTGGGTGTATACCAGAGGCACTATCAACTAATTGAGAGACAGTTCCACTTGGTTTGACACAGGTAATAGCTGTTGACTGGGGGATACCCAAGCGATCAGCCCACATAGCATTAGCATTAACAGCAATCTCACGTAAATGTTCAAGAGTTTTCTCCAATCCTTTATTATTAGATGTTAGTAATCTGTTGTCCATTATCCCTGTGAGTGACACACCCAACAATCGTTCTTCTTCTGTATTACGATTCCACACTTTTCGCAGGTATGGGAACTTGGTGTAGGTGGATTGTACTGTTCCCAGAATTGTTGCCAGACGGACTTTTCGTTCAAGATCTTCCACAGTGTCTGTAGCACGTACAACAACTTCCGTAAGATTACAGAACTGATATGGCCTAAGTATGATCTCAGAACACGGATTAGTTCCAAAGTCCCAATCAGTATCACGCCTATTGTACTTACCAGATTGTTTCTTAGCTGCTTCACGGTTGAATATACCACGTTCTCCACTCCCTGATTCTACCAGAGCAGTCCACTCACGCATAAATGAAACAGCATCTGGCTTTTCTGTATAGGCTACAGAGTTATTAGCTAATGCTCTGTGTGGATCATTCTCCCACCAAGCACCAGACTTAGCATGACGCATACGATCATCAGAAAGATTAGACAAACTAATCATTGCTGACCTACGAACACCACCCATAACAATTACTTCACCAATCTTACACATAATGTCGTGACACTGTATACTTGATAGTTTGTAACCTTGTGCCTCTTTAAAAGTGTGTATGGTAAAGTTAAAAAGATCCATCAAGGGGCCAGGACCAGAGGCTCTACCACCAAAAGTCTTTAACCTTGCTCCTGCAGGACGTACACGAGAGATGTCCCACTTAGGTATCTCTCCACTATAGAGGAGTGCTATTAATTGTCTGAATGCTTTTGCCCAACCTTCTTTACTATCCTTAACGACAATGGTAGTTTCACTATCGAAGAGGTCTGGTACTTCAGGGAGTTTACTGATGAACTGACTTTCAACAGAGAACCCAACACCAGTACCACACAAGAGGATGAACATAGCCTCGTCAAAGGACTTAGGATCATCTACGGGTAAGTAACTACAGTTATACCCTGCAGTGTTATCTCTATTTAATGCTGGGCCAGCAGTCATCATGGCCCTCATGGAAGGCATTACATCTAACCCAAGAATAGCATCCCGTATTTTATTGATATAGCTATCATCACCCATTACTGGTCTGATGACATTATCCATATACCTCTCAACAGTCTCAGACCATTCTTCTCTTCGACCCTCTTTATCAAGCCAACGTGCATACCTAGATTTATGTATGAAGGCTTGATACTCTGTAGGTAAATAATTATTCATCTGTTGTTTCTTCTAATGAGTTTTTCATTTGAGCTGTTGTTGCTTGTTGTACTGACTGTACACAACGCATCATGTGATTCAATAAGCTGATAGAGTTTTGTCCTAAGTTTAAAACATTCAACATCTCTTTTTGCTCATCAGTCATTGACTCAATGTCGTATTCTTTTTCGTCTAATGTTAATTTAGTCATGTTGTATTACCTCACACTTTGTTATTTCAATATCATCTATATCATAAAGGGCTGACCTAATCAAGTCCTTTATAACATGACAATTATTATCTGTTATCTCTAAGAAGTTAGCACTTTCATCTACTAATATAGTAAGACTTACTTCATAAGTAAACCCCAAGTTATACTGTTTTTTGTTCATTAGTCAAGTGTTTCCTCCTTTCTTAAACAATATAAACATTAAAAGTTTACATCATTTTTTCCTTATAAAAATCATCTACGATGAGTGGTTCTATTGATGTAGAGAAGTGTTTTTGAAAAGCATATGCATCATCCATACTTCTAAAATAAAAATTACAAGGCTCTATCTTACCATCTATTTCTGTCTTACAGACCATAAACCACCCTGCATCATTTGGTAATTCATACTCATCTTCGTCATCCTCGTAGTCTACTTCATCTAGATCTATTGGACCCTCTATTATTCCCCACACTTTTATTGTCATTCCAACTCCTCAACAGTTGTGCATAGTGGTCCAAGCCTATCATCACTATCCAAGGTTTACGATCTGATCTGTAACAAACAACTGGTTCTCCTTTATTGTGAGAAGAGGCTTGTTCTAAGTAGTTGTATGCTGTTTGTAGTCCTGTCTTTCTTCTCTTAACTTCTATTGATAAGGGTAACTTCTTTCTTGCAGCAGGTGAGAATTGTATATCTTCACCATTATCCCCCATAACACAACCTTTAATATCATCTGGCTCTAACTCAGGGAAAGTCTCCAGTAATTTATCCCTAATCTCATTCTGTCCAAGCCTACCTTTTTGTTTAGCTACCCTAGTCATAACCACTTAGGTTTATCAATGATGGTGTAATCACCCCAGCCTGTGCTATAATCTACTGCCTCTTCTGCTTGTGCAATGATAGCTAATGTCTCATGTAATTTAGATGTAGCCCACTCCATTATTTCTGGTCCCATAACATGTAGATGTGATATGTAGGGGGCTGACTTTTCACAAGCTATAAAACTAAACTCAGACACATCATACCCAGCCAACTGACAAGTATACAAATAGTGAGCACCCTGCAAAAAATATCCGTACTTCACACACTCTTTTAAAAAACCAGACGGACTTGCATCTTGAGTAGTCTTTACATCAAATACAGTGTCTCTCAGTAAACGGTCTGGTCTTGTTTTAAGCAGTAGTTTTGAGATAGGATCTTCTACAAATATACTAACCTCATTTAGTCCCTCTGGGTCACTTAATATTTCAGCACAAATAGGATTACTTAACACACCCTTTGTTATACAATTAGCTACATTAAATTCAACCTCAGTAAGTAATACTTGATCACCAGTTATTTTTTCTTTCATGTCTTTAAAAGCTATACTGTTCTTAGTCTTTGGACCCTTAACCACCAGGTTACGATCCTTCTCTAACAGATTAGCATGTACTGCGTTACCTAATGCAAATGCTGGATTGTCTGGATTACGTTTCTCCCCCTTCCAGTGAGCAACTGATTTCTTATAGACTGATTTTACTGCACTGGATGATATGCCCTTGGCTAAATGATAATCCTTATTAGACATTTCTTTTGTGTATTTATTTTTCATGCTGTATCCTAAAAAAATGGGGGTGAGAACAAAACGACCAGAAAAATCTCACCCCCTAGTTGCACCAACTAAAAGAGTATTGCGTCTTCTTTCACGGGTGCTGCCACAGGCTTCTGAACGGGGAGAGGAGTTTCCCCAATGGCCTCTGGCTGGTTGTATTGAACGTGATCTAATACCACAACTTTATCCAAACGTGTACCACAAATCTTACGTTGTGTATCAAAGACTGTTACACTTACTTGTACAGTAGATCCATTACCTATAAGACCATCCTCTTGTAGGCTCCATGGAGTGCCATCATCTTTAACCACAACAGGTGGTCCACTATTCCAGTCTTGTCCAGTATTAAACTTACGTTCAAATCGAATCTTATTTCCTCGTCCCATAGGGTCAGGCTTAGGTTTTCTAGCACATCCTGCAGATAGAACACGGTTTAAATTATCATCATCCATAATAAGATCAATAGTACAGGCACCATCATGCTCCCTAAATGCTCCCTCGTAACCATCATGGTCACGGTTCTCAGGGAATACTTTAGCCCACTCTGCTACACCTTTTAATGTTACTAATCTTGCTGCCATTTTATTTCCTTTCTAATGTATCTGACTGTAGTTGTTACCGTATTGAATATCAATACCTAATTTAACATTTAACTTAAGATCTTCATTCAACATTTCAATAGCTGACTGAAGATAATTTGTGTGCAATTCTTCTTCCCCTTTCTTGACTACATTAATAGATTCATCATGAAACTGACCTACAATGTTTGGTCTAGAAACACGATAATATGCAACCCACTTATCAAAGCAGTACGCACCAGTGCTTTGATTAATTGTAGAGAAGGCATCCTTCTTAAACCTAAGACTATGCCAAAACTTACTTACTGGATTCTGTACCCACATATCATTACCAATAGTTCTTATATTTTGTGCATCAACAAAACTTTTTACTGACCAATTACGATCCCAGTAAGCACATAATAAATCTTTAGCCTTTTCTTTAGACATACCTGTTTCTCTTGATAGCTTATCAGAACCAATACCATAGGTAGCAGAGTAGTTAACCACCTTAAAGTTCTTACGTATCTCTTTTAGTTCTGGCATATCACCGTTGTTGTACTTATCTATGTCGGACTGCGTAACATAACCAGCATGTTTTGCCAAGTCTAAATGTGGATCAAATCCAGACTGTGACATTTCTGCAACATAACCAGGATCATAATCATACATGTAATGACGTTTACATGTGTCCTCAAGAGAGGTCATGTCTGCACCACACAAGACACTGCCCTCTGGTGCAATAAGACATCCACGTATTTCCATACCCCAAGGCTTGTCTACACTGGGTAGATTAACCAGTGGTTTATTGTGTTTAAATCGTAGTGTATTTGTAAGACCACTGATCTCTGCCTTAACATAACCATCACGCTCACATTCTACAAAGCCTTCAAGAATACCAAGCCTGTGTTGTATGACAGTTAAGCCCTCAAGAACT